CGTAAACCTGGCCAACTTGACCAGTAAGTTTGGTTGAACTTGCATTATCAACCTGACTGACATCTGCGAAAGCAGTATCAGAAAGAAGCTCATGATACTTCGTCAAGCTAACGATGTAAATTACATCCTCAGGACGAACACCATACTTACCCATATTTTTACGAGCTGCCAATAGTTCGGTAGCTACCATAACAGGATGATTAGCATAAGCTGTAGCATGCTGAGTTTTATTAGAACCCGCATACTTTATGAGACCATCAGGAGAAGCATTACCCGATCCGAAAGGACTGTCACCAGTG